CAAACCCCGAATCCGTGGTTAGACCTCTTCCAACTCCGCAGCTTAACGGAAACGTATATACAGCTATAGAGAATTTCGAGCAGGAAAAGGAGGCTCGATCAGGCTCCAGCAGGATGAGCCGAGGAATGGACACAACCGCGATAAGCAAACAGAACTCTAGCGACTTGATTAATACGTTCATGAACGCCTCCAACCGGCGAATCATGGTGATGTGTCGCAATTTTGCTGAGAACTTCCTAAAGCCCTTAATGGAAGACATCTATCGACTTGGTGTCGAGTATGAAAACGAAGAGAAGATGCTCCAGCTAGATGGGCGCTTTGTCCCTATAAACCCCGCGATGCTTGGCGACAGAACCGAAATGTCTGTTGCGGTGGCGCTGACCCCTGAAGAGCAGGCCCAAGAAGCTCAAATGCTTTTGAGTCTAGATCAGCAGTTCACTATGAACCCTCAAGACCCAACGCTTGGTGGCCTGTATGGGCAGCAACAGCGGCACGCGATGATCTCGAGGGCATTCGAGCTTCTAAACATAAAAGAGGGAGCGGCGTATTTGGTAGACCCAAACGCAGAGGAGTTTCAACAGCAGCAACAACAGCAACAACAGCAGCAAGAAGAAGCCCAGGCGCGTCAGGAAGAAGTAGAGAAATTCCACGCAGGCATGACAGCTCGCCAGGTGGCTGTCTTAGAGGGTCAGTTAGAGCTCGACGTAATCAAAGAGCAGAACCGAATGCTCCTGGAGCTCGAAAAGCAAGAGTTCACCGAAGAAGAGAAAGAGGCTCGGCTAAATTTGGACACCGAAAAGATGCTTCATGACATGGAGATCCAGGAAGCAGAGCTGGCTCTGGAGAAAACACAAAACAGGAACGTTTCAATTGGAAACTGATTTAAAACGATTCGACAAATTCTTGAACGGCGCCAAGGCGCGAAAGGCGCCAAAGATTCACAGTAAGCAGGCGCTGAAAGAATACCTGGCTTTTAAGGCGCAGACCTCTGCGCCAGCGGAGCCACCCGCCAATAAGGCAAAACCAAAGCAACCTCACGAAAAGGACTTTATCGCATGAACGACATTGAGCAAGAAGACATAAACGAAATCGCAACGAAGGCAAACGCGGCGCAGATGGCAATCAGCTCCCCGATTTTTAACGAAGCGTTTCAGATGATGAATCAGGGGATCGTCGAACAAATTATTCAAACACCCGCTGAAGCAACTGTAGAGCGCGAGCGATTGTACTCGATGTATAAGTCAGGGCAGTTGTTTGTGCAGCAATTTGCTACATTAATCAACAACTTAGAGTTGCGTAATCAACAGACAGGTGAGTAAAATGGCAGAAAACAACATAGAGCCATCAGAGCAAACCGCAACGGACTCTGGTGATTCAAACATGATCGAAAGATTGACCGCCCTCCTGGAGTCCGACTTAGAGTCGGAACAACCTGAAGAGCAAAGCGAACTTGATCAAGAGGCCGACCAGGCCGACACAGTGGACACGGAGTTTGAAGATGTACCCGAAGATGAAACCGACGCGGACGAGGAGGTCGAAGACCCAACCGAAGACCCCGAAGCGGAAGACTCAGAAAAAGAGCTAACTTTTGAAATTGATGGCGAGGTCCATACAGCAGAAGAACTAAAGCTCGGTTTTCTTAGACAAAGTGACTACACAAAAAAGACACAACTAGTCAGCGAGCAACGGAAGGCCTTTGAGGCTCAATCCCAGCAAAACGAAGCGACTATGAGTGCCTTGATGTCCGCAGCAAACGCAGACCTTACACGCTTTCAGGGCGTGAACTGGGAGGCTGTTGCAGTAGACAACCCGGATCAGTACCGGCAGGCCAAAGCGGCCTATGAGCAAACTAAATCGACCTACGACTTTATAAAGTCTCAGGCAGATCAGTTTCAGGCTCAGACACAGCAACAGGATGCCGCGCAACTTAAACAAGACGCGCAGGACTCTCTGACTGTACTGAAGACTCAAATCCCTAATTGGACTAACGATTTATATTATCGAATAGGCGATTATGCTCATAAAAATTTAGGTGTAAGCAGCGAAGAATTTAACAAAGTTGCTGATCATCGAATTATTACCGCTCTACACAAGGCCATGCTTTTTGATTCGGCAAAACAGGTGACGGCTAAGAAGAAACTCAAAGCCAGCGCCACTAAAACTTTGTCAGGCAGTAAAGCTGACTCAAGCACGACTACGAAAACTGAGGGCACACGCAAAGCGCGTGAGCGTCTGAAGAAAACGGGCCGAGTTGAGGACGCCGCCGCTGTCATCTTGAGCAGGATGAAATAACATGCCAACAGTATCAGGTACACTAAAAACCTTCGACCAGGTCGGTAAAAAGATCGATTTCGAGGACGTCATTTACGATATTAGCCCAACGACCACACCTTTCCTTAGCAGTATTGGTAGCTCAACAGCTACAGCAACACTGCACCAGTGGATGCAGGACTCTCTCGCCGCAGTTGGCGCTAACGTACTTGTTGAGGGGGCAGACGCAGGCGCTGCATCAACCGTCACACAAGTTGTTAAAACAGCGAACACGCAGATCTTTGGTAAGGTCGTAGCGACGTCCGGCACAGCAGAAGCGGTAGGCACCTATGGACGCTCTAGCGATTTAGCTCTGGCGATTAGTAAAGCAGCCAAGGAATTAAAGCGCGACATAGAGCATTCGTTTGTTGGTTTGACGCAAGCCGGTACCGCAGGTAACGGAACCACTGGAAGGCAGCTAACATCTGCGGCTAATCAGATTGCATCTGCAACCACAAACACTGCTGGCTCGAATCGTTCATTCAGCGAAGCATTGCTGTTAGACGTTTTAGAAAAGGCGTATAACGAGGGCGGCGAGCCAAATCAGGTGCAGGTAACACCCTCGCACTCGGTTATCGTTGCAGGCTTCGCAGCGGCTTCTGGACGTCAGCGTAACTTTGACACTGGCACCAAGATCGTAAATGTTGTAGACATTTATGTTAGCCCCTTCGGTGAGGTGTCAGTTGTTCCTAACAGATTTTTGCAGGCGAACACTTGCTTAGTTCTGGATACAGAGTACTGGTCACGCGCAGTTCTGCGACCAGCACAAACTATCCAACTTAGCAAAGTCGGTGATTCCGACAAACGTCAAATGCTCACCGAATTAACTTTGGTTTGCGAATCTGACGTTGCATCTGGAAAGATTGACGCTTTGACAGCGTAAAGAACCTCTCGGTCCCCTGAGAGCTAGAGCGCCCTAGACACTTCCTCCGTCTAGGGCGCTTGACCCTTTACTGCGCCCGTAATTACAACCATTAATTGTATCTCAACCAAAGGTGGCGAAATGTCTGACTTAAAAACCCACATCCAGCACGATCAAATGGATGACAAGCTGCACATAGCGCACACGCAGGACGTGACCCCAATTATTGATAGCAACCGCCGAGCGTACAACGACTCAGAGAAGTCTGACAAATGGTCCGATTGGAATCGCGTCGCAAGCATACCGTCAGTTGTGGTCATGGAGTGGATGAAGGAGGGTATAAACGTGATGGCGCCCACATACGAAGACCAAAAGAAAATCAAGAAAAAGCTGAACAGCCCAGAGTACGCATATCTTAGAACCCGCAAAGGCCGACTATGAGCTTATCTACCTATGACGGCCTCAAGCTATCCGTAGCGGATTGGATTAACCGCGAAGATTTATCGTCAGTAATCCCAGATTTTATTGAGTTGGCGGAGAATAGAATATTCCGCGAGCTGCGCGCCCCATCAAACGAAAAGACGGTAGACCTGGTTGTAAGCAACGATGGCTACACCACGGTCCCAAACGATTTGCTCGAAGTTAAAGATCTATTTTGGAACTACCAGCCTCTATCACGGGTAAGCCTTACGCAGCTCCACAGCTACGTTACCCGCGCAGGTCAGGCTCCAGAAATGTTCGCACGAGAGACATACCGATTTCGTCTGTTCCCAGTGCCTACGGTTCTGGGCACCGACAATCTGAAAATGATTTACTACTTCGAGCCTGACAATCTGACTTCAGCAAACGGCACCAACCCCGTATTTTCCACCTCTCCAGATATTTATTTATATGGCACGCTGGTTGAGGCGTCCAACTATCTAGGTGCCGACACGTCCCGATGGGAGGGCGCGTACCAGAGCGCTATGGGCCGAGCGATGCAGCACGCTAAGACCGCAGAGTACGCGGGCGCATCCGCACAAACGCAAGCAGGATACTGAACGATGGCATCATTTTTTGAAAACATTGGCAACAACGCAGCCGTTGACGAATCCGCATTGGCGAGCAAGACAGCCGCCGAAGCCGCCAAAGTCGCAGCAGAGGCCGCGCAAACCGGAGCCGAATCGTCTGCCGCAGCAGCGCTATCATCTGCAAACACGGTAACGACCTCGATCACAGCATCGGCGGCCTCGGCAGCCGCTGCACTTGTTTCTGAGAACAATGCCACAACAAAAGCATCAGAAGCCGCCGCTTCCGCCGCGACATCGACCACAAGGGCATCAGAATCCGCTGCCTCTCAGGCAACATCTACGTCTCAGGCTTCAATTTCCACGACTCAGGCATCTACCTCTACGTCGCAGGCAACAATTGCAACGACGAAGGCTTCAGAGGCCGCCGCTTCCGCTACCACAGCGGCCACTCAAGCGAACACGAGCACGAGCCAATCGACCATTGCAACGAATAAAGCTGCTATCGCCACTGCGCAGGCTGCTACCGCGACCACTCAGGCATCTACCGCCACAACGAAAGCGTTAGAAGCCGCTGCATCGCAGGTGGTCTCGACCACGAAAGCAAGCGAGTCCGCAGCTTCCCAGGTTATATCCACCGCGCAGGCGGTCATCGCAACAACTAAAGCGTCTGAGTCCGCTGCATCGCAGGTGGTCTCGACCACCAAGGCGAGCGAGGCCGCAGCTTCCGCCGCCACTGCCACGACTCAGGCAACAACTTCGACAACCAAGGCTACAGAGTCCGCAGCTTCTCAGGCGACATCTACGGCTCAGGCGACCATTTCAACGACTAAGGCTTCAGAGGCCGCAGCTTCTGCCGCCACGGCGACCACCAAAGCCAGCGAGGCCGCTGCATCTGCTGCGTCCACGAGCGCGCTCATTGACCCTACAGTCCTCAAGGTAGACGCGACCAACAACCGCATTGGCATCAACGACACAACCCCATCGGTGAGCATCGACGCTGGATCGAACACGGACGCTATTGCGGTGCCTGTTGGCACCACGGCGCAAAGACCCGCCGATGGCGCAGGCCGCTTTAGATACAACAGCACCACTCAGGCATTTGAGGGCTACACCACCGAGTGGGGTTCAATCGCCGGAGGCGGTGGCACCAACACATTCACCACGGATAGCTTTACCGCCAATGGATCTACCACGGCGTATGCGCTCAGTCAGGTTGTCTCTTCTGAAAGCTCTCTGCTCGTATTTATCGATGGTGTCTTTCAAACTCAGGACGCTTACGCAATTGCCACAGCATCTGGGACAACCACGCTTACCTTCAGTGCTGCTCCAGCTAACGCACGAAAGATTGTGGTCTATAGTGTCGCCGCTGGTATCTCAGGGACGAACCTCAACGTAGACTCGATGACGGGTGACGGTTCTGATGTAACTCTAACTCTGACAATAAACACGATCAAAGAAAACACTCAGGTTTTTATTGACGGTGTCTATCAGGCAAAAGCGAACTACAGCATATCTGGGACTACCCTGACGTTCTCAACCGCGCCACCGGCTGGATCTGCTGTTGAGTGCGTCACTATGACGCAGACCGAGATCAACGTGCCGGTTGATGGCACAATTACATCTGCGAAATTGTCAGGTGCTTTGACTACTCCAAGTACTCTTGTAGCTACTGGCAAGATCACAGCAGACGCTGGGATAGACATTGACAACATAAACATTGATGGCACTACGATTGCCCTAAGCTCTGGCGATTTAACACTAGACGTTGCAGGAGATATTGTTCTTGATGCTGATAGCGGAGCTTTTAGATTTAAGGACGCAGGAACAACTTTAGCTACGTTTACTTCTGATAGTGGAAGTATGATTTTGTTTAACGCCACAGCAGACAAAGATTTAATCTTCAAAGGCAACGATGGCGGTTCAACCATCACAGCCTTGACCCTCGACATGAGTGACGCAGGGGCAGCTACGTTTAGCTCTACTGTATCGGCTACAGAACTCACAGCAACAAATGGTGTTTTAAAT